CTGCATTGGGCCCGGGCGGGTTGACGCGGTGAGGGCGCAGAGGGCAGCCGACGGCCTGCCACTGGATGTGGTAACCGTGGGCGAAGCGCTGGAAGCGCGCAATCTGGCTGCCGAAACCGGCGGGATGGGCTACCTGGTCGAACTGGCGCAGATTACGCCGTCGGCCGCCAACATCGTCCGCTATGCCGCCATCGTCGAGAGCCGCTACACCGAACGCCGACTGCTGGCCGCCAGCGCCGAAATCGAGCGCATTGCGCTGGACAAGAGCGGCGAGAGCGCCGAAGACAAATGCAGCGCTGCCGCCGCCGTGCTGGGCAAGGTAAACGACACCCTGCTGCACAAGGCCGAGACCTGCCAAAGCTACGCCCAAGCGCTGGGCGGCACGCTGGACTACATGGCGCAAAAGCGCAAGGGTCTGCAGGGCATCAGCACCGGACTGGCCGACCTGGACGCCATCACTCAGGGTTTGCAGAAAGGCAACCTAGTTGTGATTGCCGCCCGCCCCGGCATGGGCAAGACCGTGCTGGCGGAAAACATCGCCCGCCATGCCGCCAAACAGGGGCTGCGTGTGCATTTCCAAAGCTACGAGATGAGCCAGCGTGAGCTGGTGATGCGCGGTATGGCCGCCGAAGCGGAAATCCATTTCGGCAGCCTGAAACGCGGCGAATTGGACATCGAAGAAATCCGCCGCAAAGACTGGTTTGTCGGCCGCGCCCCCGAATGGGCGCTGACCATCGACAGCGAACCGGCCGGCATCGAGCGCCTGTGTCTGGCCGCCCGCGACCGCAAGCTGGCCGACGGTTTGGATTTGCTGGTGATCGACCACCTGCACCTGATGCCCCGCCCGGGCAGAAACAGCGAAGTGCAGGAATTGGGCGACATCACCGCCCGCCTGAAACGGCTGGCGATGGAGCTGGACATTCCCGTGCTGCTTCTGGCGCAGCTCAACCGCGCCGTTGCCAAACAGACCGACAAGCGCCCGACGATGGCCGATATCCGCGGCAGCGGCAGCATCGAGCAGGACGCCAACATCATCATCATGCCCCACCGCCCGGGCTACTACGACGAAAACGAAAACCCGCATCTGGCCGAGCTGATCGTTGCCAAAAACCGCGACGGCGAAGCCGGAACCGTGTATGCGGGCTGGGAAGGCCACTACCAGCGCTTTACCGACCAAGTCCCCTACTGGGCGCCGCCGCCCAAAGAACAGCCGCACAACGGCGGGAGAAGCCTGTGAAGTGTCTGCACTGCAATCGCGGCAGCCTGAAAGCCGCCGCCACCGACGGCCTTGCCGGCTTTATCAAATGCCTGGCCGAAACCGGCTACTACGGCAACCGCGCCAGTCCCTGCGTCAATAAGCGCTTTCAGGCTGCCGATGCCAAAACCGTACAGAAACGCGAAGCATGGTATGCCAAACGCAGCCTGAAAAACGAAAGGAAAACCGATGCAGCCTGAAAAAACCGTCAAGCGCAAATGCCGCGTGTGCAAGGAAGAGTTTGTCAAACAGCGGCCGCTGCAGGCGGTTTGCTCGCCCCGGTGCGCGGTGGCGGACGCCCAAGCCAGGGCGGCGAAAAAGCGTGTGGAGCAGGAGCGCCAAGCCAAGCGCGAAGCGCGGGCAAAGGCGCAGGCGGCAAAAAACCGCCTGAAACGGCTGTCGGACTGGGCGGCCGAAGCGCAGGCCGCCGCCAACCGCTATGTGCGCCTGCGCGACCAAGGGCAGCCGTGCATTTCCTGCGGCCGGCCGTGGGCGGAGAACTTTCAGGCCGGCCACTACATCCCGCGCGGGCGCGGCTCGGCGCTGCGTTTTGATGCCGACAACATCCACGCCCAATGCCCGCAATGCAATCTTTACGAGAGCGGCAACCTGATCCAGTACCGGCGCGGCCTGATTGCCCGCATCGGCGCGGCAAGAGTGGAAGAAATGGAAACGGCAGGCTATGCCGCCAAGAAATGGACGGTGGCCGAGTTGCAGGAAATCAAAGCGCACTACCGCGCCAAAGCCAAGGAGCTGGAATCGTGAGCGACAAGTTTTACCGCATCATCACCCGCGACAACCGCCGCAACGTGATGGCGCTGGCATGGGAAGCCAGCGGCACGCTGCTGGCATCGCAGGAAAGCATTGTGGTCGAAGTGCGCGGCAAAAAGCGCAGCGACGAGCAAAATGCCAAGCTGCACGCCATGCTGTCGGACATCGCCAAGCAGAAAACCTTTAACGGCCAAAAGCTGGGCATCGACCAGTGGAAAACGGTGTTTGTATCCGGCCACCGTATCGCCACCGGCGGACAAGCGGAAATGGCAATCGGACTGGAAGGCGAAGTCATCAACCTGCGCGAGAGCACCGCCAAAATGAGCGTGCGCCGGCTCGCCAGCCTGATTGAGTATATCGAAGCCTGGGCGGCCGATAACGGCGTGGTGTGGCGCGCGCCGCAGGATTGGCGGACAACGGGGGGCTGAATGGCGCGGGGGCTGCATGGGGAGAATCATCAGTTTGCGCGGCTGACGTGGCGGGACGTGGAGGCGATACGGCGGCTGCACGAGATGGGCGTGAGCTATTCGGTGCTGGCGCAGGCTTATGATGTGAAGCCGCGCACCATCGGGGCAATCTGCCGCTTCGAGCGCTGGGTTACACCTGATTTTATGGATGAATGAATACAATGGATGTGATGAATGAAGAATTGGCGCCGCTGACCAATAAGCAGCAGCGTTTTGTGGATGAGTATCTGCTTGACCTGAATGCCGCGGCGGCGGCGGTGCGGGCGGGATACGGGGCGAAGAATGCCGATGTGGTCGGCTCGCAGAATCTGGCCAAGCCGAATGTGGCGGCGGCGATACGCGAACGGATGGCAGACCGGCGCCGGCGCACGGAAATCACCCAAGATAGGGTGCTGGAAGAGCTGGCGCACATTGCGTTTGCCCGCGCGGGCGATGTGATGGAATGGGGCGAGACGACGGTGCGGCACACGGAAGCGGACGGCGAAGTCCGGGAAAGCGTGTACCACGGCTTGAAGGTGCGCAAGTCTGCCGATCTGCCGCCGGAAGTTATGGCTGCGGTGGCGGAAGTGAGCGAAGGGAAAAACGGCCTGCAGGTGAAACTGCACGGTAAGGTGCAGGCGCTGACGCTGTTGGGCAAGCATCTGGGAATGTTTGTGGACAGGGCGGAAATCAGCGGCAGGGACGGCGCGCCGATTGTGATTTCGGATGCGGAACGGGCGGCGAAGATTGCGGGGCTGGTGGCGCTGGCGCAGGCGCGAAAGGACGGCGATGGCTGAGCTGCTGCCTGCCGATGTGGCGGAACTGCTGCCTTATCTGAGCGATGGGGAGCGGCGGGAGTTGGATGTGCTGTTGAGCGGCCTACCAATTTGGCTGCCGGTACCCGGGCCGCAAACAGCGGCCTATCTTTCGCAGGCGGACATTATCGGTTTTGGCGGCGCGGCCGGCGGCGGCAAGACGGATTTGGCCTGCGGCAAGGCGCTGACCCAGCATCAGAAGGTGCTGATTCTGCGCCGCGATGCGAAGCAGCTGCAAGGGATTGTGGACAGGCTGCGCGAGCTGGTCGGTAATGACGACGGCTTCAACAGCCAAAAGGGGGTATGGCGTTTGGACGGCCTGCAAATCGAGCTGGGCAGCTGCCTGCATTTGAACGACTGGCAGAAGTATCAGGGGCGGCCGCACGATTTGCTGGTTTTCGACGAGGCGGCAAACTTTCTGGAAGCGCAGGTACGGGCGCTGTTGGGCTGGCTGCGCAGCACCGACCCGCAGCAGAAGTGCCAGGCGCTACTGACTTTCAACCCGCCGACTACGGCGGACGGGCGCTGGATTGTGGATTTTTTTGCGCCGTGGCTGGATCGGAAGTTTCCCAATCCGGCATCGCCGGGAGAAATCCGCTATGTGGCAAGCGTGGACGGCAAGGATGTGTGGGTGGGTGATGACCGTGAGTTTGTGCTGCAGGACGGTGAGGCGGTGTATGCGTTTGACCGCAGTGCGGTGCGGGCGGAGGAGATTGTGAAGCCTTTGGGACGGACGTTTATTCCGAGCCGGGTTACCGACAATCCGTATCTGATGGGGACGGGCTATGTGAATACGCTGCAGTCGCTGCCGGAGCCTTTGCGCTCGCAGATGCTGAACGGGGATTTTGGCGCGGGAATGGAGGACGACCCGTGGCAGGTGATTCCGACGGCGTGGGCGGAAGCGGCGATGGCGCGCTGGAAGAAGCCGGACAGGCTGCCTGAAATGGACAGCCTGGGCGCGGATATTGCGCGCGGCGGCAAGGATAATACGGTTCTGGCGCGCCGGCACGGGATGTGGTTTGACGAGCCTTTGGTGTATGCGGGCAGCCAGACGCCGGACGGGCCGGCGGCGGCGGGGCTGATTATGGCGGCTCTGCGCAACCGTGCGCCGATCCATATTGATGTAATCGGGGTGGGCGGCGCGCCGTTTGATTTTCTGCGTGAGGCACGCCAGCAGGTAATCGGGGTGAATGTGGCGGAAAAGGCGACGGCGCGGGAAAAATCGGGGCGGCTGGGCTTTAAGAACATGCGCTCGCAGCTGTGGTGGCGGATGCGCGAAGCACTCGACCCGGCCAACAATACGGGGATTGCGCTGCCGCCGGACAGCCGCCTGCTGGCGGATTTGTGTGCGCCGACGTGGAAGTTGTCGGGGGCGGAAATCTATGTGGCCAGCCGTGAGGAAATTGTGGCGCGCATCGGGCGTTCGCCGGACTTTGCGTCGGCCTACTGCCTGGCGCTGATGGATACGCCGAAGGCTGACTTGATGCGGGAGGTGCCGGGCGGCAGAAAGGTGATGGAGTACAACCCTTATGCTTGATGTGCGGATTGATGACGGCATTCGGTACATGGATTGGATTGAGCGCAATTTGGCTCAGGCGCACCGTGATGAGACGGAGGCGCATTGGGCGGGCGAAGTGAAGTTGAACCGGCCGCTGTATCGGGCGGTGGCGGCAATGGGCAATCTGATATTTGCGGGGGCGTTCGAGCGGGGAGAGCCTGTGGGTTACTGCTCGGCCTTTCTGACGCCGCATCCGCATTATGACTGCACGGTGGCGCAGCATGACGCGCTGTTTCTGCTGCCGCCCTACCGCAAAGGCCGCACGGGGCTGCAGCTGGTCTCGGCGGTAGAAAGGGAGGCTGCCCGATTGGGGGCGGCGTATGTGGCCTGGCATGCGAAGCCGGGCAGTTCGTTCGAGCGGATTCTGGCGCGGCGCGGCCGGGCGGAAGACGTGGTTTATTTGAGCAGTTTGAAAGGATAGGATTATGCCGGCAGCACCAGCGATTATCGGCGCCGTCGCGGCGGCGGTGGGTACGGGTTACAGCATTTACAGCGGGGAGCGCAGCGCGAAGAAACAGGCGCAGGCGCAACGGCAGGCAGAAACGCAGGCCGAGCAGCAGAAACTGCAGGCGGAGCGGGACTTCAACCGCGCCAACAGTAAAAAGGCGGATACCGCCGGCGCGCTGGCGGCGGTACAGCAGCCGGGCGGCGGGGTATCGGGTACGATGCTGACGGGCGCGGACGGGGTGGACGGCGACAAGCTGAAGCTGGGCAGGCAGAACCTGCTGGGCAAAACTTCTCTTTTGGGGTAGGCGATGGATTTGCGCAAGCGGATTTTGAAGCGCCATGAGGACTTGAAAAACGAGCGTGCTTCGTGGGTCGATCACTGGCGCGATGTTTCCCGCCATCTGCTGCCGCGCTCGGGGCGTTTTCTGGCTCAGGAGCGCAACCGCGGCGACCGGCGTTTCAACGACATTTACGATTCGACGGGAACGCAGGCTTTGCGGATTCTGGCGGCGGGGATGATGAGCGGGATGACTTCGCCGGCACGGCCGTGGTTCAAGCTGGCGATACGCGATGAGGAGCTGATGCAGCATTATCCGGTGAAGCTGTGGCTGGATCAGGCCACCAAGCTGATGCACGCGGTATTCCAGCGCTCGAACACTTATCGGGCGCTGCATGCGGTGTATGAGGAGCTGGGCGCTTTCGGCACGGCAGCCTGCATGATGATGCCGGACTATTACAATGTGCTGCACCACTATCCGCTGACGGTGGGCGAGTATGCGGTGGCAACCAACTGGAAGGGCGAGGTGGACACGATTTACCGCGAGTTCCAAAAGACGGTGGCCGAAACGGTGCGGGAGTTTGGCTATGAGAACTGCAGCCGGTCGCTGCGCCGGCGCTACGACAACGGGCAGTACGATGTCTGGATTACCATTATCCATGCGGTGGAGCCGCGCTTGGAGCGGGACGAGACGCGCAGGGATGCGAAGAATATGCCGTGGCGTTCGGTGTATCTGGAAAAAGGATCAGGGGCGGACGATGTGCTGCGCGAAAGCGGCTTCAGGCGTTTTCCGGCTTTATGCCCGCGCTGGGTGGTGTCGGGCGGCGACATCTACGGCCACAGCCCGGGCATGGAGGCTTTGGGCGACATCAAGCAGCTGCAGCACGAGCAGCTTAGGAAGGCGCAAGGCATCGACTATCAGACCAACCCGCCCCTGCAGGTGCCGGCGGACTTGAAGTATCGGGATGTGGACAGGCTGCCGGGGGGGATTGTCTATACCGATGCGGCACAGGCGGGCATCCGGCCGCTGTATGAGGTGCGCTTGGATCTGAACCATCTCTTGCAGGATATCCAGGATGTGCGCGGCCGCATCCGCAGTACCTTTTATGCGGATTTGTTTTTGATGCTGAGTAACCAGCAGAATCCGAATATGACGGCGACGGAAGTGGCGGAGCGCCACGAAGAGAAGCTGCTGATGCTGGGGCCGGTGCTGGAGCGCCTACAAAACGAATTGCTCGACCCGCTGATTGAAACGACTTTTGATTTTATGGTTGAGGCACAGATGCTGCCACCGCCGCCCGAGGAACTGGCCGAAGCGGACATCGACATCCAGTTGGTGTCGATGCTGGCGCAGGCGCAGCAGGCAGTGGCAACGGGCAGCATCGACCGCTTTATCGGCACGATGGGCAGCGTGGCGCAGTTCAAGCCAGAGGTGTTGGACAAAATCGACGGCGACCGGCTGGCGGATGTGTACGCTTCGGCGTTGGGCGTGGATCAGTCGATTATGCTTCCCGATGATGATGTGCAGGCGCTGCGCGAGCAGCGCTCGCAACAGCAGCAGGCGCAGGCGCAGTCCGAAATGCTCAACCAGGCGGCGGATACAGCACAGAAGATGGGCAATGCGGTGGGGCAGGAAGCGGTTACGGATATGTTTTCGGGGTACAGGTAAAGGGAAAGGCAGCCTGAAACTAAAGGGGAATAAATTCAGGCAGTCTAAATGGGTTAATGACTTCACTTTTTATAAACTGTATAATCCAAAGGAAAATATGTGAAGGATAAAAAATGGCACAGCCCGAACTGCTGACGGATTCGCTGCTCTCCCGTATATTTCAAGCTTATGAGAAGAAGGGCGAAACTCCGGTATTCACTCTGAACCGTTATGAGGATGATGCGAAAAAAGTGCTCAAGCAAGACCGGTATGCCGGTGAATTGCTGCTCGGTATGATTGCAGGACTGCGCCGCGATGCTGATGCAGTGGGCAAACATTACAAAACTGCCGCTCATTTGGCTAATTCAGTAGCCACACACCATAATTTTGTTCACGCTTTCGAGCGTGCCAATGATTACTCCGGTGCCAAAGCTGCTGTGCTGGCTTCTTTGGAAACACTGGACAAATCTGCTCCCGAAGACTTGGAGCTTGTATCAGATAACGCATTGTTCTACGGCCTGACTGATGAAGCGGTTCAATTGTGTGACAAATTAAAGAAGCTTAAAAGTAAAGAAGACGCCAATTTGTTTCTTGAAGGTGTGCAGGCTGCTGCTATACCGCATCTGCAAGATTTGCTGATGGCGGTTTACGCTGTTTTGGCACGGCATAAACTGATCATTACCCGTCGTGCCACCGTGTTGCAGCAGCTATACGGCAGCAGTTTCTTCGAATATGTGTTTTCCGTTCTCGAAAAGGATGCCGCCAAACTGGCTCAGTACCAATATGAAATCTGTGAGGCAGTGGCCGCTTATGAGGTGGAGCATAATCTGACATCCTCACCGGTAAGTTTTCAGCTGGAACGGGAGCTGTCGGTATGAGCATTAATGCCGGGCAATTAATGGACGAAGCAGCGGTTTCTTTAAACAATGGCAGGGAAACCGCTTATCGTGCTGCCGTGCACCAAGCTTATTATGCTTTGTTTCACCGTGCCCTGTTTTTTGCCAACTGTTTTTTGAGAGCAGAAATAAAAGGCTCATCGCAACACAAGCAGCTGTATGAATTTATGTGCAACCACCGCAGTTGTGCTTTCCGAACCATTGGAATTGCCTTGCGTAGTGCTGTCGCTTACAGAGTGCAAGCAGATTACGAATGGTCGGAAACGGTTGAGTCGGAACGTGCTCAAGAACATGTGGAAATCTGCAAGTTGATGCTGCAGAAAGTTGAGGGCTATATCGAAAGCTTCCAATCTTCGGCGCAAGAAACGGCCTAATCGGTTCGCCCTTCATCTGTGCAGACAGTTGGAAATTATCTATTTTGGCCGCTAATGCGGCTTTTTATTTAGGTAAATTTTGGTGCTTCCATGGATCAAAGTAAACTGATAAACGATGCCGAACAATATGCGAAATACAAATACCTACAGAGAAGATTTGCAGGTGCGTTATTCAGGAATGTTATGGAAATTGTTTTTCCGGTTATCCTGTTAATGTTTGCAGGGGGAACGGCCGTTGCCTTGGTTGGTTATTGGTGGTTTCACGAGTTGGTTCCTGCTTTTATTCTGGGAGCCGTACCGTTTCTTTGTGCTGTCTCCATGGTTCATTGGTTTATTGGAAAAGATAGGCTTGACCATGTAGTAGGTTTCATGACCGTCTTTTCCATAAATAAATATTCGGACAAAGCTGCTCAGATAAAAGCAACATACCCTTGTATTCAACACTATGATTTTGGTAGATGGATATTTCCGGAATCATGGTGGGCTATGAGTCCGAGTGATAGCGATATGATTGATGTCGAGCCATATTATGTTGCTCATTTGGCAAAATATATTGAGTTGTGTGAACAAAAACGTCGTATTGTTACTTATGATGAAGTAAGCGAACAGTTAACTTTTAATAAAGCATAGCAGAAAACAAATGCCCGCCCCGTGCGGGCTTTTTTTGCGTCTGCCTGCCGGCAATCTTTACGCAATTTTACTATTACACTTGGTCGGGCGGGCGCTGTATTAGGATGCGCGGCATGGAAAAACAGCAGATGGAATCGGACATCGGCCTATTGATGCGCCAGCCTTACGGGCGGCGGGTGGTGTGGCAGATGTTGGAGCAGGCGGGCGTGTGGCGCTCGTCTTTCAATACGGAGCCGCTGGCGATGGCGTTTGCCGAGGGCAGGCGCAATTTCGGTTTGTGGCTGCTGGATTTGGTGGTGCGCGAATGTGCGGACGAATACGAATTGATGATGCGGGAGGCGCGTGATGGATGATGATACTTTGCTGACGGACGGAGCGGCGCAGGAAGAAGCCGGCGAAACGGGGCAGCCTGAAGAAACGGCCGAAGTGCTGGCGGCACCTGAGCAGCCTGAAAATGCGGCGCCCGTGCAGCCTGAAGATGTGGTGCCGGAGCGCTATGAATTTTCGGCGGCAGACGGTAGGGAATACGACGCGGAAGTGCTGGCGTCCTTTGAAGATGTGGCGCGCGAGGCGGGCTTATCGAATGAGAAGGCCAATCTGGTGTTGGGCAGGATGTCGGAAATGTTGGAGGCGCGCCAGCAGTCGCAACTGGAAGCGGCGCGCGGTTTGTGGTTGGACGAGGTGCGTGCGGACAAGGAAATCGGCGGCGGCAAGCTGCCGGAGAATCTGGCGGTGGCCAAGCGCGCTTTGCAGGCGTTCGGCTCGGCGGAATTGACGGAGTTGTTGAATCGGTCGGGCTTGGGCAACCATCCGGAAGTAATCCGTATGTTTTACCGTGCGGGCAGGGCTTTGTCGGAAGACGGGATGGTGAATGGCAATAAGGGCGAAGCGCTGACGGCGCAGAGCTTTTACGGTAACAGTAATATGAATCCTTAACGGGGGAAAGAAGATGCCTGTATTAAACAGCAGCAATCCGACGCTGGCCGATGTGGCGGCGCGTTTGGACGATAAGGGCAATATCGACAGCATTGTCGAGATGCTGACGGAAACCAATGAAATTTTGGAAGATGCGACGTGGATCGAGGCCAACGGCTTTGGCGAGCATAAAACGACGGTGCGCAGCGGCCTGCCGCAGGGTACCTGGCGCCTGCTGAACTACGGCGTGCAGCCGGAAAAATCGAGCGTGGTGTCGATTAAGGACAGCCTGGGCATGCTGGAGACGTATGCGCAGGTGGATAAGGCGCTGGCGGATTTGAACAACAATTCGGCGCAATGGCGTTTAAGCGAGGAGCGTGCCTTTGTGGAGGGCATGAACCAGACGATGGCTTCAACGCTGTTTTACGGTGATTCGGCAACGCATCCTGAGCGCTTTACCGGCTTGGCGCCGCGCTTTAACAGCAAGGCGGCGGAAAACGGCCAGAACATTATCGATGCCGGCGGCACGGGCAACGATCTGACTTCGGTGTGGCTGGTGGTGTGGGGGCCGAATACGCTGCACGGTCTGTATCCGAAGGGCAGCCGCGCCGGCCTGCAGATTCAGGACTTGGGCGAAAACACGGTAACGGATGCCAACGGCGGCATGTATCAGGCTTACCGTACGCACTATAAGTGGAATGCGGGTCTGACGCTGCGCGACTGGCGCTATGTGGTGCGCATTGCGAATATCGACCACCGCGCGCTAACGAAGGACGGCGAACACGGTGCGGATCTGATTGATTTGATGACGCAGGCGGTGGAGATGCTGCCCAATGCGAATATGGGCCGCGCGGTGTTCTACTGCAACCGCCGCATCCGCAGTTTCCTGCGCCGCCAGATTGCCAACCGTGTGGTTGCTTCGACGCTGACGATGGATACGGTGTCGGGTAAGGCGGTGATGTCTTTCGACGGCATTCCGGTAAAGCGCACGGATGCACTGCTGCTGACTGAATCTCAAGTGAAATAAGGGGGGAGTATGTTAATCGACAAGTTTTTGCAGTTGTCTGACAAACAGGCGGTATCGGCTACGGCGGCCAGTACGCATGAAATCGATTTGGGGCAGGCCAATCCGAATCTGGGCTTGGCCGGCCAGCGCCTGTATATGGTGGTTACGGTGGCTGAAGCGGCCGCGGGCGCGGGCAAGATGGCGTTTGCGGTGCAGCACAGCGACAATGCCGGCAGCGGCTATGCGGATGCACTGGTTTCCGAGAAGGTGGCGGCGGCCGATCTGAAGGCAGGCGCGCAGGTGGTGGTGCCGATGCCGGTGCTGCACAAGCGCTTTGTGCGTCTGAACTATGTGGCCGACGGCGCGGTGGGCAACGGCAAATTCTCAGCGCAGATTGTGGCGGGACTGCAGGCCAATACGCCGCCGGCCGACAGCCCGCGCGCGGGGGTGTGAGATGGCTCAGGCGAAAAAAGACGCGCAGCCTGAAAACAAGCAGCCTGAAAACATCCGTGTGATTGCGCTGGCCGACGGTTTTTACGGCTGCCTGCGCCGGCGCGGCGATGTGTTCGAGGTGCCTTCGGGTGAAACGGCTTCTTGGTTTGCGCCGGAAGTTTCCGAATAGTAACGGCCCTGCCCTTTCGGGCGGGGCTTTTGTTTTGGGGGTGTTGTGGACGTAATCACGATTTGCAATCTGGCGCTCTCGTATCTGGGCGATGCGGCGACGGTGTCTTCGATTGACCCGCCGGAGGGCAGTGCTCAGGCGGAGCATTGCGCGCGTTTTTATCCGCAGGCGCTCAGAAGCCTGCTGGCTTTGCACCGCTGGGGCTTTGCGACGCGCTCGGGTCGGTTGGCGCGCCTGTCTGCGGCGCAGGGCTTTGCTTTCGCGCTGCCGGCGGGGATGGTGGAGATGGCGGATGTGCGCGATGGGGCGGGCAGGCCGCTGCCGTTTTCGCTGCAGGACGGGCGGATACTGGCGCAGCAGCCTGAAGCGTGGGGGGTGTGGACAGTATCGGAGGTGTCGGCTGACGATTTCCCGCCCTTGTTTGCCGAGGCTTTGGCTTGGCAGCTGGCGGCCATGCTCTCGGGGGCGCTGCTGAAGGGGGATGCGGGTGCGGCGATGGCGCAGCGCTGCCTGCAGATGGTGTCGGTGTATCTGCCTAAGGCGCGGGAGGCGGATGCGAACCAGCATAGGGAAACGACGGCGCACCGGGTGTCGTGGATGGAGGGGCGATGAGTATCAGGTTGTTTAAGCATTCTTTTGCCGGCGGGGAGATTGCGCCGGAGATGTTCGGCCGTATCGATGACGAGAAGTTCCAGAGCGGGCTCTCGCTGTGCCGCAATTTTGTGGTGAAGCCGCAGGGGGCGGTGGAAAACCGTGCGGGCTTGCGGCTGGTGCGGGAGGCGAAGTTTGCGGACAAGAAGGTGCGGCTGATTCCGTTTGTGTTTTCGACGACGCAGACGGTGGTGATCGAGATGGGCGATGCTTACTGCCGCTTTCATACGCAGGGGGCAACACTGCTGGATGATGCGGGGCGGCCGTATGAGATTGCGACGCCCTACCGCGAGGAGGATTTGTTCGATATCCATTATGTACAGTCGGCGGATATTGTTACGCTGGTGCATCCGCGCCATGCGCCCCGGGAGCTGCGCCGCTACGGGGCGGCGGACTGGCGCTTGGAGGAGATTGCGTTTGCGCCGAAGCTGCAGGCGCCGCAGGCGGCGGGCGAAGCGGTGGGCGGCGGCGGCATCGAGATGCGCTATGTGGTAACGGCGGCGGCGGACGAGGCGGAAAGTATGCCGTCAAAGCCTGTGGTGCTGAGCAACGATCTTTATACTTCGGGGCACCGCAACATTATCCGCTGGCAGGCGGTGGCGGGGGCGAAGCGCTATAAGGTGTACAAGATGTCGGGCGGGCTGTACGGCTATATCGGCCAGACGGAGGGCTTGGAACTTTCGGACGACAATATCAGTGCGGATTTGGCGTTGACGCCGCCGATTTATGAAGAGGTGTTTGCTTCGGCGGGTATCTCGGCGGTGGCGGTGGATGCGGGCGGCTCGGGCTATATCGACAAGGGGGCGCTGGCGAAGGTGGATGTGGCCGAGGGCGGGGCTTTGTATCCGAATGGGCGCCGCCGGACGGGGGACGAGTTTTCCTATGGCGGCGAGCGCTGCCGCTTTGCGGTAACGGGCGACGGTGCGGGGGCGCGCTTGGAGGTGTATGTGGAATGGAGGGTGGTGAAGGAGGTGGATATCTTGGACGGCGGCCGGGGATACAGCCATGCGGGGCTGCAGCTGCAGCGCTGGGTGGGTTATAAAAAAACATGGGAGGAGTATGTGCCGCGGGAGGAAAGGTCTTCGGGCAGTTTGGGCGGCCGTATCGTTTATTTCCGCCATGCGTCGCTGCGGGTGCTGATTCAGGGGGCGCCGTATCTGACGGTGCGGGATGCGACGGGCAGCGGGGCAGAGTTGCAGCCGCTGCTGAAAAACGGGGTGCTGACGGGCATTTCGGTGGTGAAAAGCGGTTCGGGCTATACGGCACCGGCGGTGGAGATGCATGCGGATGCGGGCAGCGGGGCGGTAATCGGCAAGGTGGAGTTGAACGGGCAGGATTATCCGGCGGCGGTGTCTTATTTCCAGCAGCGGCGGGTGTTTGCGGGTACCCATGCGAAGCCGCAGAATATCTGGATGACCAAAAGCGGGACGGAAAGCAATATGTCTTACCGTATCCCGCCGCGTGATGATGACCGGATTGCGGTGCGGGTGGCGGCGCGCGAGGCCAATACCATCCGTCATATCGTGCCGCTGAATCAGATGATTCTGCTGACTTCTTCGGCGGAGTGGCGGATGAATACGGTTAATTCGGAGGCGCTGACGCCGTCTTCGGTGTCGGTGGCGCCGCATTCGTATATCGGCTCTTCGAATGTGCAGCCGGTGGTGGTCAATTCGACGCTGATTTATTGTGCGGCGCGCGGCGGACATGTGCGGGAGATGGCTTACAACTGGCAGGCGGGCGGTTATGTGAGCGGGGATTTGAGCCTGCGCAGCCCGCATTTGTTCGACGGCTTCGAGATTACGGACATGGCCTACAGCAAGGCGCCGGCGCCGGTGGTGTGGCTGGTGTCGTCTTCGGGGATGCTGCTGGGCAATACTTATATTCCGGAGCAGCAGATCGGGGCGTGGCACCGGCACGATACGCATAAGGGAGTGTTTGAGAGCTGTGCGGTGGTGGCCGAAGGCTCGGAGGATGTGCTGTATTGCGTGGTGCGCCGCTATCTGCACTCGGGAACGCGTTGTTTTATCGAGCGGATGGAGAGCCGTGCTTTCAGGCTGCCTGAGGAAGCGTTTTTTGTGGACTGCGGCTTGAGCTACCACGGCTCGGCGACGGATACGGTGTCTGGGCTGGCGCATTTGGAGGGGGAGACGGTGGCGGTGCTGGCCGACGGGGCGGTGCTGCCGCCGGGGACGGGAGCGGGCGGGGAG